TCATCCCATAAAAGATAACTTCCAGAGGTAGCACCAAACATTTTAACGTCATATCCTGTATCATCCACGCCAATAGTAACATTGCCACTTATATTAGGAGTTGCAAGCATACTGAGAATTTCATCACTGCCATCGACATAGATGATATTCTTCATTCCCGTTGGTATGGTTACGGTTGCCGCACCACTTCCAGAGGTACAGATGACAGAGCCATCCGAACCATTAATGATAAAATAGTTTACCTGTGCATCTGGGAATGTAACTGTTCTTGTTGTACCGGGTGAGCCAGTAAACTTGATTGTTGCGTGTCTTCCATTATTATCTGCTGTTCCATCAGCAAAAGCTAATGTTACATTTCCAGAGGCAACACTTACTTCGACATATCCACCAATAGCATCATCCAACAAATCAATAAGGTTTTCGTTAAGTACGTCACCCCATGTACCTGTATTTTCTCCATCGGTTTGTTTTACAAATCCTAATTGTGTATAATTTGACATATTATTTCCTTAATTTGCTGTTCCTATTTTCCATGTTTCTGTTCCTCCAGATGTAGTATTTATTAAAGACCATAATCTTGCATTTCCAGTTGAACCTGTTCCTGTAATTCCTGTAACTGTATTTACCAATGCTGTTCCTGTTATATTAGAAGATAAATCTGCGGCACTTAATCTTAAATTATCATAACCAACTTGGTCTATTGTTGCACCGCCAGAGGCTTGCTCACTGCCAAGGGCAAGAGTAGCCGCAATGCCAGTTTCTGAAAATACAGCACCGTCATCCCAACCATTGTCTCCGTAAGCACTATTGTTATATCCAAAAGTACCAGAACCCATAATTAACTAATCCTAACTAACGCTGTGTTGTAAGCCGCACTTGGAAATTGAACTTGAAATGTACCATTCGATGATGAATAATCAGCACCAAAATCTAAAACTGCAATAGCCGCATTCGATTTAGAATTATTATAAATAAGAGCACCACGAGCAGTAATTGTAGCTGAAGTCCACGATGGGTCAGCCGCATCAAAATAAGCTACATTATTTGAAGTATCGTAAGCTACAGCTTGACTTGAAAGAGCTACCCCCCCTGCCGTGTATCCTGTTCCACTTACTTCGTTAGTTGCTGAATAAGCTGATGTGGTTGCACCCATTGTTGCACTTGATGTGTATAATGCTATTTTTAAAGTGTTTCCACTACTTCCTAAATCATGTCCCCCATCTAAACAATCTTGTTTAAATGTATCTGTTAATACTTGCGTAATTGCCATTTATGTCTCCTATGTACTCATTGGTTTTAACGTATTTTCACCCATCACATTTGATGGAGAAGAATAATCATCTCTTCTTCTACGTCTAGTTTGATTGTTAATTGTTTCAACTGCTGATTGATATCTCTGCGTGTATATTGTTAAGTCTTCTCTATTTTTTGAAAAAGTACAAGCCTCCATTAAACTTCCATAAAGAATTAAATCTTGTGCATTTTCTGTCAACCAATTGGTTGTGTTAGAACTAGATAGTTCTGTTAATTTTTTTGCGTATGTCATTTCAACAGTAAGAGCCGCACTTGGTGTTGGTGCTACTAATATTGCTGTATCACTATAGTTAGCCCAATATAATGGTGAGCCCGTTGTAGCTGATGTTGGCCAGTAATCATAAATAAATTCATCAGTTCTTTCTTCTAAAAAAATTCTTTTACTATCAGAATTTAAATATAAAAAATGAAAAATAACTTTTGCGTCTGTTGGTTTACTAACAAATCTATCTCCTATATTAAATGTAGTAGTTGCAGATTCATGAAAAGCGTAAGGTTCTATATCTCTTGCAATGCGTTGTTCAGTTAATCCAATAAAATTATCTGTTTCATTAGAAAATTCTGTTCCATCGTTTTCCATCCAATCTTTAAGGTCTTGCGTTAAACTAGAATAAGTCATTGTTGTCATGTTACCCCCTACGCCACATCATCTATTAAAGCCGCTACAATAAGATTTGCTGTTGCGTCTCCTGCATCACCAATGTCTGATGAAATAGCGTGTAAATTACCGACTGTTGTATTTGGTAATCTACCAAACCATGATTGTGATGGCCCTATAAAGACACCATCTACTAAATTATATGCGGCTGTTCCTCCATCGAAACACACCACAACGCCGTCTGCTGAACTTGTATTTTTGATAAATAAAAATTTTACTTTATCACTTGTTGTAATTGCTGTTGGTGCCGTATCATCATCAACGGCTGTGTAATCTAAAAAACTACCTGCAATTAAATCTGTACTTGTTGCTGTACAAGCTGTTAACTTATAATACCATTTATCATTAGCGTCATCGGGTGTTACCGTCATAGAACCAGAAATAGTTTTAGCTATTTCATCTGGTAATAGAGTTGCCGTTAATGTTATACTTGCGTCATCAGCCATTATTTTTTACCTTCTTTTTTAAGACGTTCTTCTCTCTTTTCATATTTCTTCACTTCTTCTGGTTCCATATTTCTTATAAAACCCTTAACTGGATTTTTAATAATTGCCATTTTAACTGGTTTTACTATTGCGTCTGCCATCTTATCCCTTAGTAATTTTAAATGATAATCCCGTTACTGGAACGGTTACGTTTTTAATCTTTTTTGAAGTTGAAATGTTTCCAGAGTTGACCTGTAAAACGGTATCCTCCGAAGTGGGTAAGAGTTGAACCAAGGTCAGCCCAGATTTTTCCTCCGATTTTTTGCCATCTTCTTGAGAAGGCGTAATCTTCTGATAAATATCTTCCATCTTCATCCTTCATTGTATCAAAAAATAAATAAGTATTCTTTGAATCAAATTCTTTTCCATTAACAATTTGGTCTGTTATATAATAAAGGTCTTGATATTCCTTTATCATTTTTTCTAAACATGAACGCTTAATTAGCATAAATCCTGTTGCCGCATCCAAAACTTCTGCGAAACCATTCTTAACATTTATGTTATCTTTATCCGCAAAATTAAGAACGTAAGGATGACTTAAATGTTTATAATCTTTACCCTCTTTAATTAATTCTGGAATTCCCTCCCAATTTATTAATTTCATGGGATAAGGAGAGCAAACTACTTCCTCATCAAATTCTAAAAAACGTAATATAGATTTTGCTTCAAATCCAATATCGGCATCTATGAACAATAAATGAGTTGCGTGTTTACTATCTAAAAAATTAGCAACCAATGTATTTCTTGCTCTTGTTATTAGAGACTCCTGTCCAAGAGTTTGTATATTTAAAGCAATTTCTTTTTCTCTACATAAATTTTGTAAATCAAGAATACTATGAAAGTAATCCTCACTTAACCAACTACCGTAGCATGGTGTCCCAACAAATATATTTGCTTTAGCTTGCACTCACTGATTCACTACCTAAACTTACAGTTAATGTCAAGGCAGATACCAGAGGTGTAGCATTTGCTGATGTAAATGTACCAACAAATTTTTTACCTTCCGTAACTCCGAGGGAAAACATTAAAGTTGATACAACACCATTCTCTATTTGTGCTGATGGTTGTAATTTTACTGGTGGTCTTGCGTTCCTTAATGCTTCAGCATCTGGTTTATGTTTTCTTGGTTCTAGCTGTGGATGTTTAGCTTCAAATTCTGATTTATGAACTAGGGAGCCATTCCACTCCTTAACCATTTCACTATAAGGAAAAGCCATTCCACTTCTATCGGAAATAGCTTTAGCTTTTTTTCCAACTGCAAAACTCATTAAACACTATTCCTTAAATCGGGCATAATTTTTAAATCAACTTTTTCTCTGTTATCTTGCATTGCTCTATTAAATTCTTCTTCATAAAGCATTTTAAGTTCTTGCCTGCGTTGCTGTTCAATTTGTGGTCTCTTCAATGAGAGATAATACGCTAGTCCACTTATTGCACACGGTAAAAATCTATTGGGTATATCAACTGACTCAGTTGCGGCTGTAATATCTTCTACAGCTTTTCTTTCTTTATATCTAAATGTATCGGTACTATCTGGTGTTGGATACAAATATAAAATTGGAGTTATTTGTTTATCTAAGAAATATTGATTAGGTCTACCTTTAACATCTTTATTGGGAATTTTTAAATAGTCATCACGACTAATTCTTTCCATTTCATAATCACTTCTGGTTCCATCAGCATTATCTATAGATATGACTGCTTCCTCTATGTCTACAGTATAACTATTTAATGTATAATTTGCTGTACCAGATGTAAGTGTTTGTGTTGATTCACTAACACTCCAAAGTTGAATACTTCTATTACTCCACTCTTTAAACAAAAGATTAAGGCTTCGTCTTCCAGAGGAAGATTCTTTTCCCGTTACTGTTTCACCACCAATTCGACTGTACGCCTCCTCAATGATTTCATTAACATATAATGTAAAGGTACGAGTGCCAGAAGTTGCCATATCTTATCCTAATTGTAATAAACTGTCACATGAGTAGTTACAGCATTCGTGCATTTAATACTTGATTCACATCTAAATGCACCCGGAAACATTATAGAGCCATGCGTGGAGGTACTGTCTCCGGCATCTGAATCATTTGTTCTTGGTACATCAATAACTGCTACAGTTGTAGAACCATCCAATAAAGTAATAGTTCCTGCCGCAACATTGTAAGGTTGCACCCATGAAACTCCTACTATTCTTCCGGGCCCACCGAACACAGTTGTTGTAGTGGCAGTTGTAATATTTGCTGATTTTATGTCCATTGAATTGATTTTCCTCCTATTATAATTTTATTTGTTTCGTTTCTTATAACCATAAAAAACAAAGCTATTTTTTCACAAATATGCATACTTTATCCTTTAAAAAAAGCTAGGGCTTTTACACCCTAGCCGTTATTGTTTATTCGTATACGTTTCTGCTACAAGCAACATAGTGAACGTTGACTGCTTCAGCCGCCGCCGCTCCTGCTTCAATTCCAACGTAAGGAATTAAATCAATATCATTTGTTAAAGCCGCAG